TTCGTCTCTTGCGATGAGAGAGATAATTTTAGCGGATCCTTCCATAAGCTTGAGTTCACCAAACGCAAACGAGCAAGCGAACGAGACATAAAACCTGATGCCTTCGAGAATATTGACATTGGCGACAGCGCGAAATAGTTTTCTCTTTAATTCGTATCTATTACTTCTAAAGGTTCCTGCACCTTCTTGAGCATGAACCCAATCATCAGTATTACCATACTGTTGGGCAGCATTGATGAACTCATCGTAAGCATGTGTGATTGATCTAGCCCTTTCTAGAATCCTTTCATCATGAATGATAGTGTCAAAGATCTCTGAAGGATCACTATAAACATTTTTAATAATGTAAGTATAGGATCTACTGTGAATCATCTCCATAAACTGCCAAGCATTCATACATGCTTCTAGTTCAGGAAGAGAACAGTACGGGCTGAATGCCATGCCAGGACCACGACCTTGAATAGAATCAAGCATGATCTGGTACTTCAGATTAGAAGTATAGATATGCTTTTGTTCTGGACGAAGTAGTTGATAATCGCCCCGATCCTTCTGTAGAGAGACCTCTTCTGGTCTCCAGAAATATCCCAACTGCTGAGTCGTTAACCTATCAAAGACAGGATACTTATAGGAATCATATCTTTGAATTCCAAGTGGAGCACCGAAGAACATTGGTTGTTTCACTGTACTATGATCACTCGTATTAAAAACTGTCATCCCACGAACACCAGTTTTAGGCATAGGATCAGCGTTGATTTTAAATTGCACAGGCGTCACACTCGTCTTCTTTACTTAGGTTGGTTAGTAGGGTATTTAGATCTGGCGTTTCTTCTTCTATCTCATCATTTTTATTATCATAAGTGTTCTGATAATAGCTAGTCTTCCAACCGTACTTATATGTAGTAAGTAGATCATTTGCCATCTGAGACACAGGAACTTCATTGTCAGGATAGTTCTGTGGATTGTAACTCCAGTTACCAGATATAGCCTGATCAAAGAACTTTTGCATTACAGAAACGATCTTAATGTAACCATCATTTGATGGCATGTCCCAGAGAAGAGTGTAGTGACTTTTGTGAGTATTATACTGTGGAACGATCTGCTTGAGTGGTCCTTTTTTGGACTTCTTAATGGACAGGTATCCACGAGGAGGCTCAATTCCATTGGTTGCGTTTGACACAACGGAACTGCTCTCCGAAGGCATCTGTGCGGACAATGTTGAGTTCCTAAGTCCGTTGGATACGATAGATTGTCTAAGAGCTTCCCAATCATATTTTAAACTATGGGGTACAATGCCGTCAACATCTTTTTTATAAGTATCGATTGGTAAGATACCATCGGAATATTTAGTACGATCAAAATAACCACAAGGTCCATACTCTTTAGCAAGCTGATTAGATGATTTCAATAAGTAATATTGAAACGCCTCTGTAAGGTCGTGTACCAGTTGATGTGCCTCAGGATCATCATATCCCACCTTATGCTTAGCCAGATAGTGTGCAAGACCGATATAACCTACACCGAGAGACCTACGATTCTTAGTACCAATCTCAGCAGCCTTAACGGGATATCCTTGGAAGTCAATCAAGGCATCAAGTCCACGAACAGAAAGATCACAAAGTTCCTCTAGTTCATCTAGACTACGAAGTTTACCCACATTGATAGCAGAAAGAATGCACAATGCAATCTCACCTTCACCATCAATATGTTGGAGGGGTTTTGTTGGAAGAGTAATTTCCTGACATAGATTACTCATCTCAACCTTATCCTTAAAGGATGAGTGGGAATTGCAATGATCGATGTTCATGATATAGATACGACCAGTCTCTGCCCGTTCCTTAAGAAGACTTAAGAATAATTCTTGAGCTTGAACCACCTGTCTTGAAACCGTTCTATCTGATTCATAACGCTGATAGAGATCATCAAATTCGTCAGTGCCAAAAGCATCATAGAGACCCGGAACATCGTTAGGACTGAAGAGTGTGATTTGACCATTTGAAATAAACCTCTCATAAAAGAGTTTACTAAGTTGAATACTATAATCTAACTTACGAACGCGATTGTCTTCAGTTCCCTTATTGTTCTTCAGAACAATTATGTCTTGGATTTCTTTGTGCCAGATAGGAAAGTGAACTGTAGCAGAACCACCTCTGATGCCGTTCTGAGTGCAGCATCTGACAGTTGCTTCAAACTTTTTAAGGAAGGGGATAACGCCTGTGTGTTGTACCTCTCCGCCTCTGATCTTAGCGTTGATGCCACGAATTCTGCCTGCGTTAATGCCGATACCAGCCCTCTGTGCGACATATTTACCAATAGCCATATCGCTGCTAAAGATACTATCGAGGGAGTCATCAACATCAACGAGAACACAAGATGCAAATTGACGCAAGGGTGTCCTGACACCTCCCATGATCGGGGTTGGGATGTTGACTTTGTGCTTGCTGATTGCGTCGTAGTATCTTCTGACATATTCTAGCCTAGTATCTTTGGGATATTCCGCAAAAATAGTAGCGGCAATCATCAGGTACATGAATTGTGGAGTCTCGTAGACTTCACCACTACTGCGATCCTGGACTAGGTATTTATCTGCAACCTGTCGCAATCCAGCATAAGTGAATAAGAAATCGCGATCATGATCAATAAGCAAGTTTAGATATTCCCATTCCTCAGAAGAATACTTAGAAACAATCTCAGCATCATAGACTCCACGGGTGACACAATTATCAATATGTAATTGTAGAGATGGAGACTCATGCATACGACCCCATAGTTGCTTCCTGAGAGCGAACAGAAGGAGTCTTGCAGCAACGAATTGATAGTTGGGGTTATCTAGATCAATAAGGTCCGAAGCAGAGCGAATTAGAATCTCCTGAATTTCAACTGTTGTAACTCCATCGTAAAATTGAATTCCAGAATTAATTTCAATTTGAGAGGCTGAAACACCAGCAAGATCTTTGCATGCCTCTTCTACCATTTTGTGCATCTTGTTTAGATCAAGAATCTCTAACGATCCTGATCTCTTACGAACCTTAGTCCCGTTTGTCATACCTTCTTCCACTCTGTGAATTTTACTTGTGCTTCAAGACCTGAGTATGTATGTGATTCTACCACATCATTTACATTAATGCCACTCAATACCATATCGTTCAGGTCTTTTTCTTGGATACTGCTTGGCCAGATGACGACTTTCTCGCCTCTAGATATAGTTCTTCCGATGCGTCCAACAATCTCGCCATTGCGGGGCTCGTTATCAAAAGTATAAACGCAATCGCTTCCCTCAAGACAACTAAGATCACCGTCAGCGCCACACAAAGCCACACTATTGTTGAGGAAAGTGCTGTCAAAGGGTCCTTCGACCACATAGATTGGTAGGTTCTTATTGGTTGTGTCAAATCCATAAATTTTTGGTGCGTTGTCATCAAGCATTACCGTGATGTATTTAACCTTACTACGACCCAGAGCTCTGCCCTGGAATCCAATTAGGTTTTGATTATAAAACAAAGGAATTATGATCCTAGACTCTTCAAAAGATGTGCTTGCAAAAACTTTCTTATACGAATTAGCAAAGGTTTTAAACTTCTCTGCAAAATAGAATTTGGTGGGGTCGATTCCACGATTTTGTAAATAGGCTCTACCAACTTCCACCTCACTGCATAGAGGGAGAAGGATCTTGGATTGGAATACAGGTTTCTCAAAAACGAATGTAGGTTCATCAGTTGTAAATGTTTTACCAGTAAATCCACCTTTAAATTTTTCTATAACATACTTCTTATGCAGTGTCGTATCAATTTTCTTTAGAAAATTATTAAACGACATTGAAGCACCACAGTTATGGCACTTAAAATTAGTATTGTTTTTTACCGAATAGATGTACCCTCTAGCCTTATTCTTATACCGCTGAGAGTCACCACATATAGGGCAACGAAAATTATAGAGGTCTGCTTTGACCCTTTTAAATTTTTGAAGTCTAGCGGAAACTAGACCAATGTACTTAGAATCTATTAGATCCATTAACCAGTCCAGTGCCTGGTACTATCATACTGGTTTCTTGTGGCGATGTCAATCCCCTCATCAATGCTTGACCGGGAACGCTGACCATGAATGAGATCACAGCGAGACCACCGAAGATGGTCCACATCTTTTTCTCCATCATCCTGAGTCTGTCATCTACCATACGAATGTCTTTCTCACAACCTTTCTTGATTGTATCTGTCTCTCTATTCATATCCGTATGAAGTCTATCTACTTTTTCAAATAGAATTCCATCGACTTCACTTTGCTTGGCTAACTTTTCATTATGAACAGCAAGTAGCTGACCCATCTTTACAGAGTTATCCTGTAATGAGTCTACTACTTTTTCCAATCTTTCAATGATGGCAGTATTTAAAATTGTAGTATTTAAATTAGAGTCCATTGCTGTTAGATTACTTGGTTAGATCTCTTCGGAATTGTTGCTGCCCATACCATCCTGTACCAGAAGCACCGTTCTTAGCCCACCAACTAGGATAATTCTTTTTTGTACTCAGTTGAGCTGAACGATTAATTTTGTTTAGTTCAGGATCATTTTGAACTTTTAATTTAACTGCACCTTTATTGTCAGCTTTAGTTCCTACACCATCAAGTCCACCAGTAGCACGGCGACGAGGCTCTGTAGTCGGAGTAGATGTAGGTTGTCGAATAGAAGGAGAGTAATTGGGAGCCACATCAGATTTTGGAAGTCTATCTTTAATAAACTTAGTCGCTGGTTTAACTACATGACGATTAATACGATCACCAGCAGCGGCAGCACCCCGACTAAACTCATCCCAACTCTTAAGTCGGATTCCTTCATCAACAGTCTCTTCTTTCATAGACCAACGCTTCCTAGCACCAGGCATAAGACCTCTTGCCAGTATAGTAGGGTTCTTTAATTTCTTATCATATCCAGCAACAGGACCGGCAGCGTCAGATTTGCTACTAAATCCTCCAGATTGACCAACAGCATTGCCAGCCATCATTTCATTTAAAGAATCGTCCATTAGACTTCTCTAAGTTGATTTAAACAATACTCATCGTCAATAATATTATTTAGTTCCGTCCGTGGGAATTCAGGAACTCTCCCAAGGTATGTCAAAAAGCTTTTGGTACATGACCATAGTTCTTTATCTAATTTAAAGTATAAAAGGGGAACTCCAGCGTCACCAAAAACATTAAAAAGGACTATAAAGTGATTCAGAATAAGATGAGTTCTTAACTCACCACTATTCTTATACCTCTTTAGTAGTCTTTTAATGTACTTAATTCTCTTAAGATCATCATAGAAGTCATCCTCAGTAACTGCTTGAGGATTCTCATAATTCTTAATTGCAAAAAGGAGATAGTTGCTATCGTTCAATTCATGGAATTTCATTCACTCAATCATTCGTCAGTAGGATAAGCGATTCCGTTAGCACCAGTTTGAATACCAGAGGCAGCGACAAGAACTTCGCTCTTGACTCTCAGATTACCGTGCATATCAATATAAGTGGTAACACCAACCCAACCATGATGAGCAACACCATATTGACCGGCAGTATCTGTAGAGATACCATAGACTAAAGAATCTGCTTCAGATCTTTCTTCTTGATATACACTGTCCTTGACAGTATACATTGGTAGTTCACTGATACCGTAAGCAGTAGCAGCAATGCTAACTGCACTAAGGCCAGCGGTAGAATCGATGGTAAGAATTCGGTCACTGGTGATACCACTGATAACAGCGTCACCATAATATGTACCAACGCCACCACGGGTTCCAACCCGAATTACTTGACCAACTTCAACATCGGTTGTAAAACAGTACCAAAGGTTTGAATATTGTCGTTAAGACCCCAGAGAGCCATGTTCTTACACCCGAACTACAGTTTTCATACAATTATTTATAACCTACGCATCCTCGCGGGTTTTGATAGCCTTGGTGACAACCTCAAGAAGTTGATCATCCATGTCAGTCTTGGTCAGCTTAACCGCTTTAGCAAGAATAACAAGACAGATCTCAACCATCTTCTCACCCAGTTCTTCATTCTCAGGAATTTTAGAAATGGCATCGGTGATGATTTTTGATGCTAATGGAAGTAAAAAAGCAAGCATGATTTGAGATTATATACTTCAATATATAGGCTCAATCTTTTTCTTTTTTCTTCTTCTTAGTATCCACGATTGCTTTATCACCATACTTAGCACGGATCTTTGCTTTCACAGCATCCATGGCAGAAGGTCCATCAAAAGAACGCTTCTTCTTACCAAAGGTATTAGGTTTACCTGGTGCCTTATTGTAACGGTTGTTGCCATCAACTCCACCGCGCTCCATGCGGCGATCCTTCATAGCATCTGATGCTTCTTCTGTAATCTTAGGGGTCTTAGGAGTCTTAGGGATTGGTGCTGCCATCATTGATTTCGTTCTTGCAGCATCAACTTGAGCCCTCTTTTTACTAGAAGGTAATTCACCTAGACGCTGTTGTAACGGTTTGTCAGCTTCAATTGAAGATGTAGATTTGAAGATACCAGGGTTGGCAGTAGGTTTCATATCAGGTTGGTTTTTATAATCCAGACCTGCTTTCTTCACTAAAGCTTTAATCCCCTGGACCGCTCCACCGTTATCCTCAAGTCTCTTCATGTTCTTCTCAGCTCTCGCTCTTGTCGCTGCTCTTGCTGCTGCAGCATCTGCTGCCATAGATGCACGATAATCGGTTGTCTGTTCCTTCTGCATGGACTTTAGATATTTTAAAATATCTTTTGTATCCGTAGGTGAAGAAACTCCCGCCAAGTTTAACTTAGGAGTTGTAGAAAACTTAGGAGTTGTAGAAGATTTAGAACTGTCAAATGCCTTACTTGCACCTGGATTCATAAAGCTGGATGCTTTATTTCCTGTTATTGATGCAGAAGGTGCGGCTTTTTTTGCATCCTTTGATACTGCCTTAGTCTTAGGCTTAGCACGCTCACCATATCTAGGAGCATCAGGTACTTCAGAAGGTTGCCTAATTCCAAAACGCTTTACTTGTCTATCATACGATGACATCTTATATCCAGGATCACTCTTATCTTCTTCAGAAGATGGTCTCCTTTGGCTCGAGGCAACACCACCAGCTTCATTAACTACCCCCTCAACATTCAATGTCTTAGGATAATCCTTATCACCCTTCTTAGCAGGTTTTTCACCACGCTTACGCTTGGCATGGATATTATCCCAGAGACCTTTACTCTCTTGCATGTCTGGGTTAATAGTTACCTTATTCTTTACAGGCTTCTCGGAAATCTCTATTTCCTTTTCGTCTGAGTAGGTGGCCTTCTCAGACTTATAGAGCTTTTTTTCGGTTAATGCTCCAACCTTTCCACGAAGAGAAACTTCAATCTCTTCCTTCTTTACTCTCTTAGCCTTGTCAGCAGCAATAGCAGCGCCAACATTTTTGCGACGATTTCTCAAATAAGAATCAGACTTATCAGAATCCCCATCATTGTCAATATCAGAATCTTCTTTACCGACAGGATCAAGTTTTTCCATAAAAACATTTGCCATGCTATTAAGCACGATCTGGTCGGCGCTATCTGCAATAAAATTTGTCATCGATCCTGAATACTCAGCAGTCTCCTAACTTCTATTTATAAATGACTTTACCTTCTCCAAAGGAGTAAGTTTTTGAACATACGCTCTATAGGAATCTGTACCGATTTCTCGTTTACTTGCAGGAACACCTGAAGGAATACGAGAAACATATTCAGTCAAATCTCTAATCCAAGATTTGAACATAATACCTTCAGATGTAACAGCGATTACATGATTTGCGCCGCGTCTAATAATTCTACCGACTAGTCCAGTATTTAAAGACTCTACAAGAGATCCCATACCAAACAGTTTACCCCTGACATAATTCTCTCTAAGAGTTTTTGTATCAAACTTAGGAGCAATCTGCCAGAGTTCAATACCCTCTGTAGTTGCAGCAACACTCATAGATCTCTGAACTGTATTAAACAGTTCCCGAGCAATCATTCCTTTAGCAGCCTTAGGCAATCCTTTCTTAAAAGAATCAAAGTCGCCATCAGCAGCTAAGGCTCGTAATTTGGAAGCAGACATACCCTCCACCCCTTCAGCATCGGGATCCCGTTCTCCTGCAGAGATGACATTAATCGCATCAAAATTATAGAGTTGCCCGTTGTATTTGTTTGCGAGCCCCTCAAACTCTTTTTGTCTATCAGCACCAACCACGATGTTGACGCTACTATATCCTTCGACATCGGCTTGCTTCATTGCATCTAGTATAGTACGAACGGCAGGATCGTATACGATTGCGTTCGCATGCACAGGGAACATCTTCTTCATAAAGAGAACTTTAGTCTCAGAATCAAGAGGATTTTTCTGTGGATCTACTGAGTGAGATGGGTATACCATATACTGCCCACCCTCTGCAGTATCTTTAATAGTATCAAGTAATTTTTCGTGACCTGCTGTAGGAGGATTAAATCTACCAAATCCAATAGTAACAGCACCGCGAGTTTTTTCTACCTCTTCCTGCTCTTCAGGTTCACCAACTCCACCACTTTGTTGTGCTGAAGGAGGAGGATTTTCTGGAGGTAAAGCTCTTGCTGCTCTTCCGGGGCTGTTTGGATCAGATTCTTGTGATGGTTTTCTACCACTAGAGAAAACTAACTCACCTTCTATAGTTCTACCGACAATTTTTCCAGCTGGATCAACCCATGATCCATGACCATCACCTTTCAATCCAAGCTTCTTAGCTTGCTTTGCTGCATTAGTCTGTGCTTCAGTTAAGAATTGGAAAAAATTCTTCATTATTATGCAAACACCCGTCGTGTAGACTCAGCAATTCTATTTATGTTAAAGGATATAGTCATACGAAGTTTTTTACTAGTATTCCTTTTAACAAAATGCTTCAGATGAGATGGAAATAGAATAATGTCACTCTCTACAACTTTAGGAGTATGATTTTCGTGTAGGTATTGGTTAATATCTTTGTCAAGAAAACTTTCATCAAACATAAAAGCATGAATATTGTCTTGTGGGTTTTGAAATGTAGTAGCTTCATGCTCTTCAGGATCAAACATTATGTAATGAATCCCAGAAAAGAATCCTGGCAAATGAGTATGAGATTCTTGAAACTGCTGTTGCTCATAAGCATTCATCCAGATCTCATCGATGTAGGGACGATCAAGTAGTCCCATTTCTTGTGACCATTCTTTCAAAATTTCAGTATAATGATCCCTATTTTCGTGAGGGAATGCACCCTGAAACTCTGTTCTACAATCACAACTCCAACCATCAGGAGTCTCATTTGCCGAATGATTAGACCAGGAGTTATACCTGTCTAACATATTTTGTTTCAGATCAGGAAGATCCAGATGATATTTAAAAATTCTACTGGGAAATAAATCAGTGTACATTTAACCAAAAATAATGTTTCGTGCGTTTCCAAAGTCGCCCTTAAGTAAGGATTTAAATTGGGGTGAAAGAAATGCTTGGAACTGAGGTTGAGATTTAAAGTCACCCTTATATCTTAACTCAAGTTCTAAGAGATCTAGTGTACCTGCCCTAACTTTGAAAAATAACTTAGCCGCATTTGATGACTCTGTTTTCGCAGTATCTATATCAATAGTTTTAGGTTGTCTTCTAAGATAAGCAAGAGCAAGTGCAACACTATCAATACCAATACAAGTACCACTACCTTCCTGAATATTCATACCGTTGGACTTAGATATCGTAACCTGTCCCACTCCAGTGGTCAAGATAAATTCAAAGTTATTTCTAGTATACTCACTCATCTCATCCATCAATTGTTTCTTAAGAATAAGATTGATTAAGGTATCAGCAAACAACTGCTGGTTTCTCTTAATAATAGTTAGGAACTGTTTATATAATGTATTAGGTTGATTTCCAACTTTGCCAAGCCTCGTGTTTACATAATCACGCATGGCATTTGTAGTCTTTGTATCAACTTCTCTACTATTCAATAGAGTTGGATCACCAATAGCAGAAACATCTTTTAGATTAATTAATGGAACTGTTTGTATCTTACCGTTTTTGTAGATACCAATTCTAGTACTCCAAAGTTTTTCTGGTGGAGCATTTCTAGGATTAGATCCATCAGGAAGTTGAGCAAGTCCAACTAAAGGACCAGTAATTAATGCATCCTTAATTACTCCAGCAAAAAACTGCTGTCTAGCTTGCTGTAACTGTGCTTTTATGGGAGCAAATTGAGATCCATTCAATACAGTATCAAATGCTTTATTGATTAGAGTCGGATCAGGTGCAGTTCCTTTTGGTTTTTTCTTTAGAGATACCCCAACATAATTAGATCCATACTGAAGAATCAAATCAGAAGAGTTAAAGTCTGCCATACCAAAAGCAGCAAACTTAAATTGCTGAACTTCTTTAGGCCATTGTGTACCTGTTAAGTATACCGCATTAGGAGTTGCATTCCCAGATATACCCTTCATTGCAGAATTTGTAGCAAGAAAAGATCTGACTGCTTTTACTGCAGAGATACCTACAACAAGATCAGAATAAAACTTATCTTTTTTTACAGAAGGTCCCAGAGTAACTGCTTTCTCAAAATCTTTTTTTACATTACCGGCACCAATAACTCCATTACTCATGTACCTCTGGTACATCACATTGTAAAAGTTTTGAAGACTTGTCTCATCCTTGAGAGCAGCATCCATTTCTTGATTAGTACATAAAGCACAACCAGCAAAAAATCCTTCAGACGGTTCAGCCATTAAAAATAGGGAGCACTACTCCCTATTATTTAGATAGTCCTTTTCAGACTGATACGGGGTGGTCTCTCCTGTCCACAGTCTATACCCCTCCTTGACTTCTGGCAAGAGCCACTGGTCCACACGAATACACTGTGCCCAGTTGACAGGATGAGAACAACTCACCACTACAACAGCAAAGAATGCTCGTAGGTGGATCCAGAGACTAAGCATTATTTACCGCTAGTATCGTAACCTAGTTCATCATCCTCTTCTTTTAATTTACGAGAACGAATACTTTGATGAAGAGCAGCAATTGCAGCTGCTACTTCAGGAGTTTCTTCCCACTCCCAAGTTTGTCCACCCTTATTGTTAAAGGTTCTCTTAGACATTACCGGTCACCTTTCTGACGATTTTCCGAATAGTAAGCATCAAAAGTTCCTGATGGATAACGCTTAGATAGCTTATCAATATTACGATCAAGAACTTCTTCCAAAGAAATGTCAAGCGCCATGCATGCCTGAGCAACATACCACATAACATCACCCAGTTCAATCTTCAGGTGCTCAATATTATCTTCTTCCCAGGGCTTGCCTTGAAAAATAATCTTCTTAACAATCTCCATGAACTCACCACCTTCAGCAGAGATACCTACAGCAGCAGTTAGAAGACGCTGAATCTCACAACCACCTGCTTGAAGTGCAGCAACACGAGCAATAAACTGTGAGGGATCTTTAGATGGAGCACTGGTTACTTGGTTAACGAACTCAAGGTAACCATCCTTAGGAGTAGATTGAGGAGAAGTCAACACTACTGGCATGATAGGTTCAGGTGCTGGAGGAGCAGGAGGAGTAGCAACAGCTGCTGGTTGAGGATTGGTGGGGTTACCTATTTGAGGTCCACTACGATCTTCTGGATCATCAGTCCATCCTTCAGTACCAGGATCGCCGGGTTCTGCTTCCCAAAACTCTTTAGCCCTAGGACGGCGAGGGGGAGTAGCAGTAGTAGGACGCTGAGGATCCGGTGTCGCATCAGCGATAGCATTTGAATAAGTAGGCATAATTAAAATTGCGGTGCTGTTTGTTGTGGGTGATAGTTGAATAGTGTATCTAGCCTGAAATGTTCCCATGTGTAGGAAACAACATCGACATCTTTCTCTTCAAAATCTAATCTCTGTGGATCTACAGAGAAAAAAGTTGATAACACTAACCTATCATTATCAGCAAACCAATTAGGTTTGATGTACGGATTATGAATTGTTCCCGTACTATAGACTACAAGACTATTATACATCATTTCGATAGAACTTTCAAATTTAAAGTCTTCATAATCATGAATTTGAAACCATTCAGAAATAGTCACATCTTCATGCCGATCATAAAAATTATTGAATGCATTCTTATCGTCTCTATTAAAATCTAACACATTACTCTTACCCCTAAAAGACCAAAATCCAGTCTTTACCGGATCAGAACTTTTTGAGAGATTGAGGTTTGAAACAATATGAGGGAGATCTTCTTCATTAGAATCCATTACTGCTGAATCAATATGCGGATAGCAGCATAGTCCACCAGTGACATCTAAAGTCATATCACCTTTCGTGGATTGAATGTACATATCTAATGTACCCAATTCAGAAACCCCAAAGATTTTTTTCATTCTTTGATTAAGGCCACTGCCAAGCATACTAAAAAGTCCAGGAGCAAACTGGTGAGTTAGTCCAGGACGGATAATATCAGTATCACTAAAGTGCTGAGTTTCCCAATAATCTAAATCAGAAAGAAAATCATAAACTTTATCGGGATACCGAAAAACATCTTTTGCAGTAAGGATTGCAGCCCCACCAGGCAAGAGATGATATTCAAATTCAATATTATTGATCTGAGAAATATCATTCCATATTTTTGTTGCTGATTTAATCAAATTTAAACCCCTGAAATTTGTTTTCTTTCACAAAACTTTCTTCTTTAGTGTCATCACCAGATCCATGGAGAGGTCCACCTTCACTTTGTTCACAATCATACAACCTCATCTTTGATCTGTCAATACCAACAACAAATCTCTTATTCATAGTTGGATCACCATACCTATTCTTCAATTGCTTCACCATAATCTGTCCGAGTCCTTCAAGATCTTCAGATGAAATAAGGGCAAACATAAGATCAGCAGTAGCAGGGAGGCCAAAGGACTCGCTAGTGTCAGTA